CTGAGGTAAAATATTTGAGTCCTGAACCATTAGTTAATTATCATGATTTATCATTAAATCAATTTCCAAATGTACACTTTGTAGGTGATGCATTATCAGCTCGTGGCATTACAGTATCAGGTGCTCAGGGAATTTATGTGGCTGAAAGTTTAATTAACCTTAATTAATTAATTATATTTAATAAAATAAAAATACAATGGCTAAAAATGAAGGTGTTAAAAAACTAAAATCAACTGATGGTACAACACTGTACTATTTAGATGGTAAATTACATAATTGGGAAGAACCAGCTGTGATACATCCAAATGGTAAAAAAGAATATTGGTTGTTTGGATATCAGTACACTAAAGATGAATTTATGGATCGTAAACGTGATACAAATGGTATTCCACCAGCTAAGGATCCTAAATATGACACACGTCTCTAATTAAAATATTTATATATGAAAATAGGATTATGTGGTACAATGTCAGTTGGTAAAACAACTTTAGTTAAGGATTTAGCTAAACTTAATATATTTAAAAATTATAAATTAGCTACTGAACGTAGCAAATATTTAAAAGATTTAGGTATTCCATTAAACACTGATTCAACTATTAATGGTCAACTTATATTTTTAGCTGAGCGTTCTAGTGAATTATTACATGAAAATGTCATAACAGATAGAACAATATGGGATGTGAGTGCATTTACAATGTTGGCTAAATCAATCAGTATAACTGATAAATCTAATTTTGTAACAGCAGCCATGATGCTTAAAGATCAATATGATGTTGTGTTCTATATTGATCCTATTGGAACTATGATGGAGGATAATGGTGTGAGAGAAACAGATCTTAATTACAGATATGACATAAACCAGCAAATATTGCGCTTAATAACACTTTATCCACCTAAAAAACTGGTAGCTTTACGTGGTTCTACAGGTAGTCGTATAAATACTATATTAGATAATATATTTTAAAATATTTATTAACATAATAATCAAGCATAATGAGTAATTTTGATTTTAAAAAGTATGTCACTGAAGCAAAACTTAAAATAAAAGTTCCTGTTAAGGAAATGGCACGTATTGCTAAGGAAAAATATAAACTTAATGCTGATTTTCCACAAATTAAAGATAGAATTAAAAATCCTAACAATTTTAAAACAGATAGAAAACAACAAGTAGTTAATTATTTTACTAAAATAGCTAAAGATCAAAATATTGATCCAATGGAGGTTGAATTATTAAAAAGTGATATTGAAAAAAACTCAGCTCCTGGTATTAATTGGTCTTTTACTCCTGACATACGCAATCAACTTTTAAAAGCAACTACTGTTAAACCAGTGGCTGCTCCTGATGAAGAACCAGGTGATGATGATATGTTTGTTAATCCTGAGGATGCTGAAGATTTATTTATTGGTGGTAAGAAAATTAAGTCTAAAAAAGCAACATCTGCTACTAATGATGAAGAAGAACCATCTGAAAAAGATATTGCTAAAATTAAATTACCAAAATCAACAGCCGCTGGTTCTAAAGCTGGTGAATGGTTTGTAGATAATAGTGACTTGATTGATCGTATTATTAAACAATATTCTCAATCACAAGTTAAAACAAGTCGTACAGTTAAAGAAGCTGAAGATGGTGGTTTATCAAGTGCTGACTTTAAAGCTGCTCAAGCTAAATCTAAAGAAGCAGCTAAAGCTGGTTTACCTGATTTAGTAAAAAAACTTGTAGATAAAATTGAGAAATTAAAAGATGAAGATTATAATGCTTATGTTAAAGTATTAAATGGTCTTGACAAATATAAATTTGGAGCCACTAATACTAAAGGAGTAATGAAAATGATTCTTAAAGCATTAGGTGAAGACAAATTACCAGCTATTGGATCTAAGAGAAAAGATAGTGAAGAAGATGAACTTAAAAAATTAGGTATCGATGATAAAGACATTGAAATTGATGGTGAAGAGGAACTCTAAAACCATCGGACAGTTATTAGTTGTGATAGGAGGAGTTATATTTTTATACTTATTTATCCTATTAGTCACACCCAAACCAAGTATGCCTGCTGATATTAGGGCAACTATTGATTCATTAACAGCAGTTAATCAACAATTAATTGAACATCAAAAACAAATTGATAGTACAATTGCTGTTTATGAAGAAGAAGTTAACCAAATTGATAATCAGGTAGATAACATTAAAGAAAAAACTACTATTGTTAGAGAGTATTATCGTGAAGTAGGTCAACAAGCTACTCAATACACTCCAACTCAAATAGATTCATTTTTTAAATCAAGATATAACTACTAATGAAATACATTTTAATTATATTGATGTTATTACCTATATTTGGTAATGCTCAAACACAAGACACAGTACACATACCAGTTTATGTAGCAAAACAAATTGTTAAAGATTTAGTTAGTGGTGATAGTGCTAAAGCTGAGTTAAAATTAGCTAATGAACATATAGATTTAATGCATCAAAAAATAAATTTAAAAGATAGTATTATATCAGGTCATGTTCAGAAAGGATTAATGTATGAAGATCGTATCAAAAATGAGCTGTTAAAATTTGATGCTCAGCAATTATGGGTTGATCAGTTAAGAAAAGATAATAAGAAATTAAAAGCTAAACTAATATTCACTCGTTTGTTAGGTACAGCTATTGTTGGTGGTTTAGGCTATTTATATTTCACTAAATAAGATCCTTGCAATCCCATGCACTGAGGCTTAACCCCGTAAGGTTAGACTTCTTTTATATATTTATATTAGACTTACTCTTTCGTGATTTTTTAATTAAAATAAAAACAAATGAAAAATCAAGTAAAATTCGTTGTAACTGCTTTAGCATTTATGTTAGTATCATTTACAACAAACGCTCAATTTAAGAAAGCTGATAAATTCGTAGAAGGAACAGTTTCTTATTCAAAAACAACAGATGCTGCTAAGCAGTATTCTATCAATCCAACAATTGGATATTTTTTAACAGATAAATTCGCCGTTGGTGTTTCAGGTGGATTTGGTAAAAACGCAACTCAGGAATTAACTGGTGTTGGTGCTTTTGGAAGATGGTTTATGTGTGAAACTAGAAATAAACTTCATGTTTATTCTCAATTAAGTGTTTCAAGTAATGCCACTAAAACTGGTAGCAATAAAGTATCAGTTACAAACGCAAACATAGGTCTTGGAGCTAACTATTTTGTATCTAAAAACTTTGCCCTTAACACATCATTAGCTGGCTTAGTTGATTATACTGATAATGGCTCTAAATCTACATTTTCAATTGGCTTCACTGGGGTTACTAACCCATTAGGTGCTGCTAAATTCGGAGTTCTATATCGATTCTAAGACATCACGCGAAGGAGTAAAGAATTAGGCCTAAACAAAAGTTTAGGCCTTTTTTTGTATATTTATATATATGAGTGATCAACAACAGAATATTAAAGACATTATTAAACAAGAATATGTTAAATGTGCTACTGATCCTGTTTATTTCATGAAAAAATATTATTGGATTCAACATCCACAACGTGGTAGAATCCAATTTAATTTATATTCATTTCAAGAAGGTGTATTACATCAACTTAAAAAAAATAGATATAGTATTGTAAATAAATCAAGACAATTAGGTATATCTACACTTGTGTCTGCTTATTCATTATGGTTAATGTTATTTCAAAGAGATAAAAATGTTCTTTGTATAGCCACTAAACAAGAAACAGCTAAAAACATGGTCACCAAAGTAAAATTTGCTTATGATAATTTACCTAGCTGGCTTAGAATAGTAGCTGTAGAAAATAATAAATTAAGTTTAAAACTAAGTAATGGATCTCAGATTAAAGCTATTGGTGCTACTGGTGATGCAGGTAGATCTGAGGCTGTATCATTATTATTATTAGATGAAGCTGCTTTTATTGAAGGTATAGATGAGATATTTGCCTCAGCTCAACAAACTCTAGCTACTGGTGGTCAATGTGTAGCCATATCTACACCTTATGGTACAGGTAATTGGTTTCATAAAACATTTATTGGTGGTGAAGAAGGTAGTAATGGATTTGTAGCCTTAAAATTACCTTGGAGTGTTCATCCAGAACGAACTCAAAAATGGAGAGATGAACAAGATGTTATTTTAGGAGTTAGAAATGCAGCTCAAGAATGTGACTGTGATTTTACCACTTCAGGTGACACAGTTATTGAACCTGATATTTTAAATTTTTATATTCAAACATATCAAGTAGATCCTATTTCAAAAGGTGGATTTGATGGTAATTTATGGCGTTGGGAGTTTCCAGATTATACAAAACAATATATTGTTGTAGCTGATGTGGCTAGAGGTGATGGTAAAGACTACTCAGCTTGTCATGTTATTGATATTGAAAGTGCTAAACAAGTAGAAGAATATAAAGGACAAATTGGTACTCGTGATTATGGACACATGCTTGTAGCTATAGCTACTGAATGGAACAACGCTTTATTAGTAATTGAAAATGCTAACATAGGTTGGGACACAATTCAAACTGTTATAGAAAGAGGATATCAAAATTTATACTATTCAGCCAAATCAGATACAGCTAATATAACAATGGATAATTTCTTAAATAGAAATAATAATAATTTAATACCTGGTTTTACCAATTCACTTAAAACTAGACCACTTGTAATAGCTAAATTAGAGGCTTACATGAGAGATAGAGCATGTATTATCCAATCACGCCGAACATTAGAAGAATTAAGAACATTTGTTTGGAAAAATGGTAAAGCACAATCTAATGATGGATATAATGATGATCTTGTGATGGCTTTTGGTATTGGTATGTTTTTACGTGACACAGCTTTAAAATTCTCTCAAACAGGTATAGACTTAACACGTGCTTCACTTGGAGGCATAGGAAAAGTTTCATATACTTCCGGGCCAGGTGGTTTTTATTCACCACATAGTCCAACTACTCAAAATCCATGGCAAATGGATAATGGAAAAGGACAGATGGAAGATATCAGTTGGCTGGTTTAAATAAATATTTATAACATATACTAAGATACTATGGGATTATTTGACAATCTAAAACGATTATTCTCCTCAGATGTTATTATTCGTAATGTAGGTGGTGATGAGTTAAGAGTAATTGATACAGATCGAATACAATCATTAGGTGTTTTACAAACTAATGCACTTGTAGATAGATTCACTAAAATTTACACCACATCTGGTGCGGGTATTTACAATGTAAACAATGTTTACAACTACCAAACACTAAGAGTACAACTTTATACAGACTATGAATCAATGGATACTGATGCTATTGTGGCCTCAGCACTTGATATTATATCAGATGAATGTACTTTAAAAAATGAGCATGGTGAAATGCTTCATATTAAATCTTCTGATGAAAATATTCAAAAAATATTATACAATTTATTTTATGATATATTAAATATTGAATTTAATTTATGGAGTTGGACTCGTAATATGTGTAAGTATGGTGATTTTTATCTTAAATTAGAAATAGCTGAAAAATTTGGTGTATATAATGTAATACCATTCTCAGCTTATTCAATTATAAGAGAAGAAGGTACTAATCCACAAAATCCTACATATGTAAGATTTAAATATGATCCAACATCTGTATCTGGTATCACAGCTCCACAAACACAATATGCTCTAGGTACTTCAGTATCAGATATTCATTTTGAAAATTATGAAATGGCTCACTTTAGATTGATAAGTGATGTTAATTATTTACCTTATGGTAGAAGTTACTTAGAGCCAGGTCGTAAAATTTTTAAACAAATGGTATTAATGGAGGATGCAATGTTGATTCATCGTATTGTACGTGCTCCTGAAAAACGTATTTTTTATATGAATGTTGGTGCTATTCCTCCTAATGAAGTAGAAGGATTTATGCAAAAAACAGTTCAAAAACTTAAGAAAGTACCTTTTGTAGATCCACAAACTGGTCAATATAACTTGAAGTACAATATGATGAATATGATGGAAGACTTCTATATACCAGTTAGAGGTAATGATCAGTCAACTCGTATTGATACAGCAAAAGGTTTAGAATATAATGGTATTGAAGACGTTGCTTACTTAAGAGATAAGTTATTTGCAGCTCTTAAGATACCTAAAGCATTTATGGGTTATGAAAAAGATCTAACAGGTAAAGCAACACTTGCTGCTGAAGATATTAGATTTGCTCGCACAATTGAACGTATTCAACGCATATTATTATCTGAATTAACTAAGATTGCCTTAGTACATTTATATACTCAAGGATATGATGGTGAAACATTAACTAATTTTGAATTATCATTAACCACACCTTCTATCATTTATGATCAAGAACGTGTTAACTTAATGAAAGAAAAAGTTGAATTAGCAGGCAATATTATGGAAGCTAATTTATTACCAACCGAATGGATCTATGATAACTTATTCCATTTTAGTGAAGATCAATATGATGAGTATCGTGATTTAGTTATTGAAGATAAAAAACGTAAGTTTAGACTAACTCAAATTGAAAGTGAAGGTAATGATCCAGATGAATCAGGCCAGGTATATGGTACACCATCTCAATTAGCCACAGCTTATGGTAAAGGTAGAGGTGATGGTGCTGTTCCAACAGGATATAATGAGAAAAATCCAAATGAACCTGTACATTTAGTTGGACGCCCTAAAGCTTCAGTTTCAAATATTAACCGTCAAGATAATCCATTTGGTAAAGATCGTATTGGATCTAAATCATATAGTACAGCTGGTGTTGATCAAGAAGATAGTTTAGCTAAAACTCAATTTAAAGGCGGGTCACCATTAGCTTTAGAAACATATCTTAAAAACAAAGGCATGTTTGATAAAATACCAGTAAACCGCCGCACTAGTTTATTTGAAACTAATTTATTGGATGAAAATAACATCCGTGATGAAATTAAATAATATACATATTTATAGATAGTAGTATTATACTAAAACTATGCATATTAAACATAATAAATTTCGTAATACTGGTGTTTTATTTGAGCTATTAGTGCGTCAAATAGCATCAGACACATTGGCTAATATTGATTCCAAGGCTGTAAGAATTGTAAAAAAATATTTTCATAATAGTGAAATTGCTAAAGAACATAAACTTTATCATACTGTATTAACAGCTCCACGTTTATCTGAAGGTAAAGCTGAAATATTAGTAAATACAACAGTTGATTTAGCTAAAAAATTAAATAAAGAAACATTACTTAAGGAAAAATATAACTTAATTAAAGAAATTAAAAAACATTATAATCTTGAAAGTTTCTTTAAAGCTAAAGTTAATAACTATAAACCATTAGCAGCCGCTTACACATTATTTGAATCAGTTATGGAAAATAAGTTTGTTGAGCCTAAACAAATTGTGCTTAATAAACTTACTTTAATGGAACATATCACTAAGAAACAATTAATTGAAAATAAAGAAAATGAAATTGAGCAAGCTTTAGCTAAGGAAGACAAGAATGTACGTATCTTAGCTTATAGAATGTTAATTGAAAAATTCAATAGTAAATATTCAACATTAAGTGAACGTCAAAAATTAGTGCTTAAAGAATTTATTAATAATATATCCAACCCTGAACATCTTAAAATTTTTATCAACGAGAATCTTAATAAAGTTAAAACTGAATTAATTACTTTAGTTAAACAAGTTGATGATAAAACAACTGAAATTAAGTTAAACGAAGTTATAACATTGATTAAACCGATTTCAGCCAAGTCATCTGTAAAAGATGAACATTTGGTAGCATTACTTCAATATCAGCAATTAGCTGAAGAAATCAAAAGGGTAAATGGATAAGAAACTTAAATTAAAGACAGAATTAGCCAAGAAGCTTAAAAAAGAAACATCAGTAACTGGTACTGGTGCTTTTGTAACTCCAGGTACAGGTGAAGGTGTTGCTACCAAATATGCATTTGGTAAACGTAAAAATACAGGTACTCCAAAAGATTGGAAACCAGCTCCATCTATTCCTAACCGTTCATCTAAAGCAATTGATTATAAAGAATTATATGAAAGTGAATTAAAATTAGGTGTAAAGTATGACTATAAAGGAGAGAGTGGATTTATATCTACAGGAGGATCTAATGATCCTAGAAATTGGAAGTTTTTAAGTGGTAAAAAACCAGATCAATATCCTTATTTAGCTGTTAAAGCAGATTTAGTTCCCTCTAAAAAACAACCAGGAAAATATGATGGGGCTTTTGATATGGGTTTAGGTAAAGGACATCATATAGATGAAGCAGGTACTGATGAAGTAGTTGCTATTTTAAATAATCCTAATCTAGATCTAGATGTTAAAAAAACATTAATGTCTGCCTATAGACAAGGACATATTACAGCTGATGGTGTATTAGCAATTGTAGATCTTATTTTAAAGAAAGGTTCATTACAAGAAGTGAAATTAGATATTGATGATAGAATTAAAGTAACTTATGGTAATGAATTTTACGGTGAGACTGGAACTATAACTGATATCAAACGTGGATTTGTAACTGTAGAGATGGATCGTGATGGTAAAGAATATAGTATGCACTTAAGTGATGTACAGAAAATAGAAGATGAAGATGATGATGACATGATAGATGAAGGATATTATGAATTTGATATGGAAGATGATGATCAAATAGACTATAATAGCATATCTGATTTAGAAGATGAATTAAGTAGACTTATACGTTGGTCTAATGAATTTGGCCATAAAGGTGCTGATGCCCAAATTGACCAATTACAAAAAAGAATAGAAGATTTAAAAAAACAATCTATAAAAGAAGGATATGCTAAGTTTAGAAACGAAACTAAAATGCGTTCTAAACCAGATCAATTCCATCAAGCTGTAAAGCAAATAAAACAAAAAATGTATGAAATTAATCGTATATTTGAATATGTTGATCGTTTAAAAAGTGAATTAAGTGAAGGTGAAGACTTAAAAAAA